CGGGCCCTTGTGGGCCCGCGGTGGGAGCTTAACACCTCTCGTTCGCCCATCCTGCCATTTGGGGGCCTTCTCAGTATGAGTGCACCACAGGTTCGTATGAATAGCTACCCAATCATCGTAGGACGAACGGGTAGCTACAATACAATCTATGGCAACTCATATGAAGGGTTGCTCGCCTCCTCTTCGAACCACCGCACCAAAGGTGGCGGTTGGTCCGGAGGGGGTCCGTTTTACTGCTGTAAGCGGTATATCCGCCAGCCGTATGCGGTCCCCTGGAGGCAGACCGAAGCTGGGACTGATGTGGACTACCTTATAGGTGGTTCATCTCAGCCCCCCCAACTTCGGTGGACCAGTCCACCTCTGTTCGATTCCTGGCCTAGTGTGCAAGCCGAGTTAGCAACTTGGTATGCAACAGGCTGGGCTCGAACACGCCCTGGGCAACCTGAGGCTTCTGTCGGGCAGTTCCTCATCGAACTGCGCGACCTTCCTCAGGTGCCCTTCTCTCGCGCCGGGAAAGCGTACTCCGGCCTGTTACACAGGACCGGGGGAAACATTCGCGACGTTGGGAGAATTATGAGGCGGGAACTCCTTGACTTTCGGAACCTTGGTTCCGAATATCTCAATGGAGTTTTCGGGTGGAAGCCCTTTGTCAGGGATCTTCAACAGATGTATAATCTGTGGAAGAATCTTGACAAGCGGATTGCCCAACTCGTTCGTGAGAACGGGAAAGGAATCCGCAGACGGGCGACTCTGGACCAGCAGAACGATAGTTCGAGTACCACTGCTTTTAGCAGTACACCCTACTCAGGGTTGTGGGGAGCTCCAAGCTCTATCCACTTCCGTGCGCCGGGTGCGCAAGGTACTCTGACTACCGTTCAGACCCAGACTACCAGTAAGGTATGGTATGTTGGTAAATACCAATATTACGTACCTGACATTGGTAGCTCTGAGTGGACCAGGCGCGCGAAACTCGCACTGTTCGGTGCGTTACCCACGCCCGAGCTGTTGTGGGCCGTGATGCCCTGGTCGTGGCTCGTCGACTGGTTCACTAACGCTAGCGATGTTTTCGCTAACGTTAGTCCGAACGCAGTCGATAACCTCACGTCACAGTATTCGTATACTATGAAGCATACGAAGATTGTGAAAACGTACAGTGTGTACGTCTACCACCAGAAACTCGAAGGCTCCTTTTGGGGCTTCGGGTCTCAGGACAGAACCTTCAGGACGGTCGATGAGACCGAAGTGAAGGCTCGGGTAGGTGGGGGAAACCCATTTGGCTTGAATGTCCTACCGACCAGTCTTTCGGCTGGCCAGTGGGGCATTCTCGTTGCTCTGGGTTTATCCCGGAGCTCTGTCAAGTGACCTAATCAGTCGCTTGGCGCCACGTTCCTTCGCGGAGATTCGACGTGTTTGCCGATCCCCAGTCAGTAACGTATTCTGCCGCTGCGAAAAGTCTACCTGCTATTAGCAGGAGCGAATCGCAGTCCGAGTACAAGCTGAATGATTCAGGCGTGGTCTATGACCTCGTCTTGGGTCACCAGTTCAAGGCCCGGAACCGTGCATTCGCGCGGCTCAGGCGGGATTCCTACGCGAGTGATCCGCTCGTCCCGACCCAGAATATTCTGGCGTCGATGACGGCGACTCTCACGGTGGACTTCCCAAATGTTGGCCTGACGACTTCCGATGCCCAAGCCTTGGCTAACGCCTTGGTTGGGTGGTTGACGTCGGCTAACATCCTGAAGCTCGTCAATGGCGAGACTTGAGAGTTTAATCAACTCTCTCGTCTTGTGGTTGACGACTGGCGTGAGTCTACGAAGCTGACAAGGATCTACTAGGCTCGTTGCCTGGCAGACACCCTGGATCGCCACCTCCATTAGAATGGTGGGACGATGAAAAGCCTTGTAGAACTCTGCGTAGTCCTCCTGCAGGAATGTGGGAGGAGAGGTGGTGCCCGCGTCGACCTGGACGTTTTAACGCTCAGGTCGAGGGTCGAGCACGAGGGTGATTCGTTTATCACGATCACCCTTCCGAACTTCTGCAAGGACTTTGAACGAGCCCTTGCAGATGAACGGTTGAGCCCTGAACTGTTCCTTTCTTTTAGAAAGGAGCGGTCCGGAATTCCCTCATTTCTGAAGGGATTCCTGTCTCAAGTGTTCGACTTGGACGGACATCTACTGGACAACCCTTCAATTAACTGCATTCGACTCGTGAGACAAATTTGTCTCTTCGGGAAGAAATTGGCTCGCACATGTTCACCAGAACGTGTGAAAGCCGCAGTTGAAGGGTTTGCTCAGTGTGATGACGAGATCGTCAACCCACCGGATTCCAAGATGTACCGGTACTTCAAGCTTGTAGCCGCAATTCTTTTGCGGCAGGCAATGCCTGATGGAGAGGACTTTCGGTCCTCTCTTGTACCAGCACACGGGCCGGGGGCGACTCAGGAGCGCATTTCTGGAAATCAGAAATGGCGTTTCAAGAGGTGGCACCGACGTCTTAGTGACGTTGGTTTCACCTTCGTTCGGTACGGCCGAGGGACATTCACAGGGGTTCTCCCCTGCGGCGTCCACCGGCTGGATCCGACCGAAGTCTGGCCAGATCTCGTCGAGCCTGGAGACGAGGAGCCCGTGAGGGTTACCCTCGTCCCTAAGACTCTGAAGACCCCGAGAGTAATAGCGATTGAGCCCGTGTGCATGCAGTATGCACAACAGGCACTCTCGCGTTGGCTGGTTGGGCGACTTGAAAGCAGTCGCTTCACGGCTGGTCATGTAAATTTTCATGATCAGCAAGTGAACCAGCGTTTGGCTCTCGTCGCATCTACGACAGGCCATTTGGCCACCGTGGATATGGCGGAAGCCAGCGACCGGGTTTCAGAGACCCATGTGCGCGATCTGCTTAGCTCGGTCCCGGACTTCCGGGACTGGGTCTTCGCATGTCGAAGCACAAGGGCGGAGCTTCCGTCGGGGGAGGTCCTCTCCCTTCAGAAGTTCGCGTCAATGGGCTCAGCACTCTGCTTTCCCATGGAGTCGATGGTGTTCTATACGAGCATCATCGCTTCCAGGTTGAGCAGGGCGGGTGTCTTCCCAACCGCACGGAGCGTCTACGAGAGTAGTCGCGACGTGTACGTCTACGGGGATGATTTAATCATGCCTGCAGACGAGGCACCGGCGATCTGCGATGACCTCGAGTCCATAGGATTTAAGGTCAACCGACGCAAGTCTTTCTGGACTGGGAAATTCAGAGAGTCTTGCGGAGCGGACGGTTACAATGGGGAGCTGGTTACTCCAGTTTACCTTAGGTGTGACCCTCCGACAGATCGGAGAGACGCATCCGGTCTCCTGTCGTATACCGCTACTGCAAACCAGCTGCTTTCTGCTGGCTATGTAGCGACGGCCACGGTCCTTAGGGAAACCGTGGAGCGCGTGCTTGGGCCATTGCCTCAAGTACCCTGCGACAGCCCCGCTATCGGGTGGATTGACCTCAGCGAAGTCAAACCACGCCGGCGGTGGAACAAGGCCCTTCAGAGGTTTGAATACCTCTGTTGGGTGCCTCGTTCCATCGTGCACGAGGATCCCTTAGATGGGTTCCCCGCGCTCGCGAAGTGTTTCCAGATCTTGGGAAAACATCCCGAGATCCGCATCCCTAGGCGGCGAGAGTTGCCTAGTGGAGTGGCTGAAGTCACGATTCCCATCGTGTCTTCTGCTCCGGAGCACTTGGAAGAGTCTCCCAGGCGCTACGGCC